TCTTCTTTATACTCAATCATGAATCCCCCTTTTCGACATCGACTTCAAAATATTCGAGTCTCAAGGGTACATTATCTTGGTGAAGTAAGTCAAACGCTCTTCTGCGGCCTTGCCCTAGTCTATGGACTTCGGATTTAGAGGTATTGAGATTGACGTTCTGCCACGCAGAAAAGGTTTGGTAGTCATCACTGGTATATCTCAATAGGGCATAAGAATCAACCTTATCGCCTACAACCTGTACGCTTCTCCAAAACTTACGTAGATTATCGCCACCATCCACTAATGGAGTACGAGCTAATACAGTAATAGGGTTACCGTCATCATTGTAAGTATTAGGGTCAAACTCATAGACCTTACCATTGGTCTCGTGTTGGATTAAATCCATATCCTGATACTTGGTATAGAACTGACCCTTAAAATAACCTTCTACGTTATTTTCGGTGGAAGTCCAATATGTCCAACCATTTTGAGCAAAGTCATATACTAGGGTATACCCTAAGTCTCTAAGGGTTAATACGTATAAGGAGTGCCCTGATGTTTTGATGCTAAAAGCATAAGCAAGGTCAGGATTGCAATTATTAATAATTCTTTCAATATACTGGTTAGAGATAATCTGAGGGGATTGACCAGACATTGCCATTACTTGAAAACCTTTTTGGTGGCTTGTACCCATCCAAACAAGAGTGTTATCCATTTGTATTAAAGAGTCTTCTGCTGCGGCTCCAAATTGAATGACAGAGTTCTGATATGGTAGAAATGGACTGCCTGGGGATGTACCTGCATCATAGAAGAACTCAATATGATGTGAGCCAAAAGTAACAATATAGTTAATTGTTCTACCAATGGCTAAAAGAGGGTCGGCATCAGACACTACACCAATGTAGTTAATTGCTTGCCAAGTTGTAGGGTCTTCTACGTTAGAGTTATAAAGCAAACCCTGAGGAGTCCCAACAACATAATACCCGTCCACAAACACCGCACCCGATACAGTAGTACCAGGATAAGAGGTAGTAAAGGTAAGAGTAACGGTTGCAGAAGCTGTAGCATTTTGACTTAAAGTTAAGGCAGTACCAAATATAGTTAAAACATAAGTGCCAAGGGGAACACCTGTCCCTGTCACAATCTGTCCAATCTGAATTGCGGGATTGGATGCAGATAATGTTACAACAGGCGTACCTGATATGGTCGTACCGTTTTGCGTCGTTATGGTGCCTTGTAAATCTAAAATGGTGCTTGTTGCAATGGTATAGACATATCCGTGGCTCTCATTCTTAAAAAAGACTTGAGATTGGTCTACTGAGTAGATGAAATCATACTCATCTGAACCATCAACGGGGGTAGCATTAGCAACTCCATTGTCATAGAAGGTAGTTCCAATAATAGTAAGTAAGTGGCTACCAGCGGCAAATATACCAAGTCCTTCTCCTGCAGTTAGAGTCTGATAGGTTTTGAGTCCTGGGCGTTTAACGGCTGCAATAGACTCTTTTTTCTCTACTTCAATAATCGCATTGCCTAGCTTTGAATCCTTGTTTAAGGTTCCATCACGGGAGCCAATGTTGTGGGCAAGAGGGATTCTAGAGGTTGCCATTAATTTTTGAACCTGAAATCAGGCGAAAAGGAAGTAGAAGCCTCTTCTTGGCTCCAATCGGTCATGACTTCTTCATACTTAGCGGCACGTTGAGCTAATTCAGCACGTACTTGTGCAGGAACACCATACTCAAGGGCTAACTGGTCGGCCAAGCCAAACTTCAATGTATTGAACCATTCCGATGGGAATTGAGGGATTGAAGTAGGCGTTAGGATGTCTGAAATAGGCTGTTGTACTTGCAAGTGAATAGTCCATCCTGCGGCATTAGGGTTGTTAAATACATACAGTACGCCATTGCCTAACTGTGGGTCGTAATAGACCTGATTAGGAGTTCCTGAAGAGGGTTTATAGCCCTGTTGCATATACTCTTGACGTGAGATGACCTGAAGGGTTGTATCGTTCCCCTGAGGGCTTCTAATGAACGCCATAACGACTCTTAATGGGCGGTCACAAACTACATCACCTGTTGGGCCTAATGTATAAGTATATTGACCTGCAACCATAGGTACTGGGAGGTCTTCTACTAACCATAAGGGCATACCCTTAGTCTGTAGTTGTTTGATATACAGGTTTAGGGCTTCTGAACAGTTTTGATAGTCTTGTGGGGTAGGGCTATCTCCAGCACCAATTACCCCCAATACACGGAGTGCCCCATTAATAACTGCGTCCCTAGATTGTGAGTAAGTGGTTGTCATATTATTCCGCTTTTGGTTCTTCAGTAATTAAAGCATACTGTTGTTGTAGTTTTTGAAGCAAGGGATATGCCCCTGATTCAGTAGGTAATTGACCTACTACACGGAGGATAAATGCTGCTTCTTGGTCTTCTAATGTAAATGTTTTCATTGTTGGTTATTTAATTGTTTAATTATGTCAAAATTTCCACCACTTTTAAATTGAATGGAAATATTAGAAAAATCATATACAGGAAAAACTGGTTGTTCTGTTGTCATATTAACCTTTACGATAAATAGGTTCTAGATGCTAAAAATTCTTGAGCATCAGATTCTGTTTGAAAATACTTTAATTGGTATGCAGATAACTCCCAAGTGCAATTTGAAACAATACCACCCGTTGATAATTTAACTGAAACAGCATTAGAAACATAAGCTACACCACCAACTGTATGCCATGAATTATCAGCAGGAACGCTAATTGTTCCCAACACATTTGCACTTAAATCCCCAATTAAAAATTGAGGAGTACCAGCAGATACTCTAACATCAAAAGTGTAAACATACCAACCAACAGCAGTTGTTACAACACTTGCAGTAGGCCATATATATTGTGATGTAGCAGTAAAGTTGTATGTAAATTGATTGCAAGTAGCATATTTAATGCCATCTGAAATTTGAGTGCCTGTACCGCCAGTTGCCCCTGTATATGCTTGAGCCGTAGTAAATGGTACAGAAACACCGCTTCCAACCAAAGCTGCGCCAGTTGTTTGAACTCCATAAGATAAAGGCAAATAATTTAATCTACCACCAGCAAGAGTTGTGCTTGTTGCATTTGGTTGTTTATTGTAATTTACACCATAGCATATAGCTTGTGGAATACCACCAAATCCTGAAAATGAGGTACATTTTTCAAAATAAATTCTTGAATTTGGATAAGTTACAGCACAAGGAGTTCCACCATACCCTGTGTTTAATTCTGTTATTGAATTATTTACATATACTCTTGATTGGTCACTTGTAAGATTAATACCATAAACATAACCACCATCAAATATGGTTTGATTGTTATTGATAATCCAAGGATAACTAGTTGAAGCAGATTGAGTTGTTACTGTATTTCCTGTCCACAAATCAATTGATACAGCCCCAGTAAATCCTCCAACTATTCCATTACCTTCGTTCCAACAATCTTTAAATTGAATTGGTAAAGAATCATCAATTGTAGAGTTGTAAAAATAACCAACAATTTGATTGTATTCAAAAATGGTATCTGTAAATGAAACACCACCAAAACCAGATTGCGTATTATTTAAATAAACAGCGCATACGTTATAGCTAAATTCACCATTATAAAAATATTTATTACCAGCGTGCATACCTGAGCCTGAACCAGACTTATTGTTCAGCATATAAACGCCATAATAACAACTTTGGAAGCCACAAGAATAGAAAGCAGTTCCAATGTTACCAAAAGGAAATTGAACACCTTTTGTTATATTTTTAAAGAAACAATTATAAAACTGTACATTTCCAGCAAACTCAGCGTTGGTTGTATAAGTTCCTGCACCTTTGGTTCCAAAAGAAAATCCAATCTCTCCAGCAGATTGCCCATTTCCATAGAATCCCAAATTACGAACTACAGAATGATAGTTCCAATAGCTTGTAGGAGAAGGAGTTGTCATTGCTGCATAAGCATAAATAACTGTTGGCAATGAAGCACTGTATGGTTTTAACATTGAAACAGTAGACCCATCACCAAAAAGAATGGTTCTATTGTTAATAGTTATGTTACATAAATATGTTCCAGCAGGAAAGTAAACAGCTTTTCCAGTTGAAATAGCTTCTAAAATTGCGGTAGATGAATCAGCTACACCAGTAGGGTCAGCCCCAAAATCTAATACAGAAACAGTTTCAGCAAGTTTAATATTAAATGGTCTGTTTACTGCACCAGTAGTGCCTTGGTCATATTTTGGAATTAATGTGGTCATAGATTATCCTGATATTGAATCTAATTGAGATTGTGTTGGCTGTGCTAATGTAGCGTGATTCCATTCTTTTATGTAATCTCCGTTACCATCAGAATCATTTTGCAAAACTATTGTTCCTGTAATTGGCATAAAATCTTCTTGCGTTATTGTTGGGTAAATTTGAATTAATTTTTCATATAAATTCATTATGAACCCCTAACCATTGCGCCACTAAATTGAAACGTTGAAACGCTTGAACCAAAACTTAAAGAAACGCCTGAATTTTGATAAACATATATTTCAATGTAATCTGTAGAACCATTGCATTGAACTAAAGCGTTAGCTGTAATATAGCCACCATTTGTATTTGGCACAACATTTCCATAACAGTATGCACTGCCGTTTTTATAAATAGCAATAAAAGCTAGCCCTGCTGCACTTGAAGAAGTAAAAATATTAGCATTTATTTGATAATAACCACCAACAGTAGGTGTAAATCTATAATTGGTTGATGCATCGTAGTTTGTATTTGTGTCAAATAATTTGGTGTTAAATGCTATTTTTGTCCAAGTAGCGTTTGCTATAGATTGTCCCGCAGTACCATAGGCACTAAACGCAGGGCCTGTATTTTGCGTATTTGCTACTGTTATAGAACCTGAGGCATTAGTTACAGAAATACCGCTTCCAGCAGTTAAAGTGGCAGCAGTATAGTTTGTGCCATTTCCGATAGGAATTTGACCATTAGAAGGCGTTGTTGTTATTCCTGTTCCGCCATAACCAACACCGATAGTTGCACCATTCCAAGTAGCTGTTGTAATTACGCCACTTGATGACAGCTGCATCAATTTAGTATTAGCTATACCAGCGTTATACCATTGGAAACCATCTCCAGCAAAAGCACTAAAACGACCAAATCCAGTAGCATAATCCATTACTAAACCATCGCTAGGAGCAGTGGCAGTAAATGTACCTGTAGTTGCTAAACCAGCAGAAGAAGTTAATTGACCACTAATAGCTTGGTCAGCATTAAATGTGTTTGTCTCATCTAGCTTTGGAAAGTCATTAAGACTTGCACGAACTAAGCGTAAAGATACTACAGCACCTGCAGCAAACGCTGTGGCAGATGTTCCGTCCTGCGCTCTAGTAATGGCAAACGTAGTTCCTGATACTGAGGTGACTTTAACAATCTCAATGGTTGTTTGAGTAGCAGCATCCGCTAGTGTGCAATAGAAGTATTGAACTCCAGTAGGTGATGGAAAGCCTGTCGCAGATGTAACCGACATTGAGGTTGCACCACTAGTAAGACTACTAGCTAAAGTAGTAGTACAGTTGTTGGCGAAAAGCATATTAGCCATATATATTTTCTACAAAAACAAATTCAACTACATCTCCAACATTTAATCCAGAATTAAATGTAACTACTGATGTAGATGTTTCTGCATAATTTAGAT